GCAAAGGATAGGAGGACTTCTCCTCTTTCATTCTCCATGTAGATTGGCTTATACTCCAGGTGATCCACGATACTGCTTACAATCTTACTCATAGCCATAACCTCTTATCTCTCTTTTCTCTTTTCCGACTTGATAAACAAGATCAACTTCTTTCACATTCCTTAGGAATCCTAGCATCCCCTTCTCAAAATACCCTGTTCCTCCAGAGAAGAAAATTCTATCACTGATCTCCTGCTCAATAAGGCGCTCTGGAGTTCCGCCCCAGTAGAGCTTGGTGGCATATTCATATCCCTTCGCTTCCTCCATAGCATTCCTCATCTTCTGCCTTCTCTCCATCCATTGCTGGAAAATCTTAATCCAATTTGTAATCATTTAGTCAAGCTCCTCATCTGTTAAGTACCCTAAATCCAAGAGATCCGTGTCCCACGTTTCCTCCACTACTGCTTTAATCATGTAGCCTTGTTTCCCTCCTATCTTAATTGACTGAACCTTCTCTGCCCTAACCAGTCCCATGATAATGTCTGTAAGTTCTGCAAATTTATTGAGGTCTTTATGTACAAGTTTCCACAGGTCATTTATGGAAAGGGGAGTGTGAGTTCGTGTAAGGGTATCTAGAATAGCGGCAGTTGCTGCGGAGTTCTTTGATCTTCCAAATTCTCCAAGAGCCTTTGGCATTCGTCGTTCAGCAGCTTGTAGTATTGTGTTGGCCCTAATTGCGTCAGTGGCTGTGATAGAGTTTCTTGAATCGACTGTCGCAAGAATAATACAAAGTTTGAGTAAGTGTGTAAATCTTCTAGTTGAGTAGTGAGTGAATCGAACGTCATCAATGGGTCGAAACTCTTTGTAGATACGGTCAAGTGTTCCTTCAGAATCTGGTGTAAAAGATAGTGGTCCATGTGCGTCCTTCCTCAGTTTTGCAAGTCGAGTAATCAGCCTATCTTCAAGCTCTTTATCAGGAGCTTTAGGGAATGTTATCTTCCTACCTGTAGCCTCTGCCCCTATAAAGAGAAATCTGGAGCAGAAACCATTGCCCACAGCTTCAGGGGGAATACATAGTGCAAAGTTCTGCTGGGTATTGGCTCCTAGGATATTGATGGTAGGTTTGATGACAAAAACATCTTTACCCGTTAGCTTAGGATGATGGAAAGTAGGGAGGTTATCCCATAGGTTAGTTAGGTTGGTAACGAACTTGGTATCACTCTGTCCCATGAAGTCATTAAACTCAGGGGCTACTACAAAGGTTTCCGATACCATGTCATCAACTAAGGTCTCCAGGTCTAGATCGAAGTCATCCTCAGCTCCATATTCCGGTTTCCCAATACCAGCTAGAAACATTTCTTTAGAGACTGCATTGGGAGCGAAAGTTCTATAACCTGAAGAACGTAAGAGAAAGACTCCGGGATTTAGGGCTGTCCCTTTCCTAGCTCCTGCCCCTCCCATAAGCATGATATATTGGTTAGGGTAGATGACCGAATGACCAAAGGGTAGCCATACGTTTCTTCCTAATAGCGCGCCAAGGATGGAGATAGCCGTCCATCTATGATAGATACTGGGGGCTTCACTCTCCCCGATGTACTTGAAATAGTCCGTGAAGAAATCCTCCTTGTCAATTGCAATTCTCCTCTTCATCATGCATCACCACACGAAGATTATTACTTTTCACCCTCTCGAACAGTTCTTCCGCAAACTCTTCCCAGTTATCCGCTTGCTCATGCCCTGGAAGCAGATGCACTTCAGAATTTCTTACTCCTAGAAGTCCGTGAATTCCGGCAATTGCTCGATACCCATCCTGAGTGCTCTGAGCTGCAAGCCATTCATGAGTATGGTGTATGGACTTTCCGAATAGATATTTCATTGTGCTTTCCTCTCAACTGTTTCACCCCAGCTGGGGCCTTCTTTGTAATCCACAGGAATCCTAAGTTCCCTCCCATGAATTATCACTGGTGTTCTAAAGCATTCAATTGCCTTGTCTCTAATATCAGGTCTATCCGTAAGATATTGAAACGGAGCCGAGTCATGTACCTGTGCTTTCATCCGCAGAGCCGTTGGCTCTGATTTCTGCAAAAGCCAAAGTTTCCACCAGCCTTTGTTTACTATGGTAACAGAAAGGTTCTGTGGTCCATGAGCAACAGCCGAGGCAAAGGTTTGATAGTGCTTGGCAGGATCTCCGAAAAAATACCGTACATGGCCAAGAGGACTACGAAGCATATGAGTACTAGATATCTCATTCTTAATCTCCTGGTACCACTTTCTGATACGCTGGAAAGGCTCATGATATTTCTCAAGTAGGAGTCCGGCAAAGGACTTCATTGTCATCTCTTTACTGTTTTCTCTCGTAGGTGTGGGTGTGACGACTACTCCCAGAACCATAGCGGCAAAGAGAAGGTTATCGACTCCAGCGTTTTCAATGAATGTTTGCTCCTTCATCATGTAGTTAGTGCCATGCACGATCTTCTTCAGGACTTTGTTCCTGAATTCCTTAGTTACCTTCTCATATTCCATACCAAAGAACAGGGTTCCAAGTGAAGTGTAAAAATCCTTACCAGGAGTTTCCAAGGCTTCAATGAGTTTCAAATCCTGTGCCAAGTATGCAGTGCAACGGGCTTCACTTTGAGAGTTGTCAGGCTCACATATTGTATAGCCTGGGTCAGCGATGAGCATTGTTTTGGCATACTGAGGGATATTTTGAATCTGAGTCCCACACCAGAAGGAAGATTTTTTACTAGCCATCCTTTCAGTCTCCGTCCCGAAGGGGTCAAGGTGATATAGAAGTCTTCCCTCTCGTTGAACAAAGTTGAAGTATGTACTAATAGCTTTTCTATTTTCTCGGTAGTTGATGAGTCTTGTTGTGACGGCAGCCAGGATCGGATGTTGTTCACCAATCGCTGAGAGATTCTTTGCGTCGGTTCCTCGTACAATCCTAGTGCGCTTGCCGTTAACTTTCTTGAATCCGATATGCGGGTCCTTTGCCCCAAGAACATCGTATATATAATATTGAACTTGTTTTGGTGAAGAGGGGTTAAAGCCAACTTTCTTTTTCCCACTGATATCTCCCTTGTCATCTAGGATAGTTTGTAGCTCTTCAAGCTGTTTCTCTACTAGGATCTCTCTTTCAGTTTTGAGTCTGACTCTTTCTCGCTGGTCAATGAGGAATCCTTCGAATGCGCAATAGAGACTAGGATAGACAAGTTTGAATTGATCAGCGTAGTTCTTCTTAGCATAAGCTGGTAACTTTCGAAGATAATGTAGTGCGATTCTTGCGGTGTAAAAGGTGTCTTTGGCATTATATCCCCAGTATTGTTGAATGTCCTTATTGGAGGAGGCTTCCTTAGCTTGAGGTTTCCACTGATAAAAGTCAGGTAAGACTAGAGATGCTACGAAGTCTAGTGACTTGGGAAGAGAGCAGTATTGCGCATGTGCCATACCCATTGTGTCAATGCAGAAGTTCCTTGGAAATATCCTATGGGCAATGAGGTGTAAGCAATCGTACTGTCCATTGTGCATTGCCTTAGGAGTGTCAGTTTCACAGGCCGCTTTGAGAAATCCCATTGCAAGGATATATTCGTAATCAGAAGGCCAGTGGCAGGAGAGGAAGTTCCAGAATGGTAGGACATAAGTCTTGAATTCCCCATTGTTTGTGAAGCAGGTGAAGGAAACACAAGTGATTACTGTGAATCCGTTTTCAACCACGTCACCAACGAAGTTGAGTTCTTCTGAGTCCAGATCGGAGCTTGATTCTTTATCAGCTTGTGATGAATCTTCCGCCAGAATCTCACCCTCAGATGAAAGGGTAACTGTTTCGATATCGACTGCCACAAAAAGACTCTGTTCAATCTGCTGAAGTGCTGAACTGAACTTATGTGTTTCATCCAGAACTGAGAAACTAAATGCCTTGGTTTCTTGGCAAGATAGCGATCTAAATTTGGTAAGGTCCGTTTCAAGGATAAACCTCCCGTGAATTATAGAGTTAATTTGGAGAAGAGGATTGCCTACGACTACAGGAACGGAGTAATCAAGACGACTGCCTCTATAAAGATCAAGAGTAGGTCGTGCTCCCGGAACACAATTAGCCAGTGTTTGCGCATTGACAAGAAAAATTCCTTGACATCCACTTGATTTAGCCTTGTCAATAAGTTGGGAAATAGTCAGGGCTTTGCTAGTGGAAATTGCAGTGTAGCCCTGCTGTCGAATAAAGTATGAGAGGACGGGAAGCATGTGCCTCTCATTCTCTTGGAAGTTAATTAGAATTTTCACTTATTCTTTTCCAGATTGACATTACTGGTTCTAATTCCATGTTCCATGATCACGTGAGGTTTAGCTTGAAGGTATCTCCGGACAGGGATCATTGCTACATCTTGGTGGATCTTTACTAGAAGATCCTGGATGACCATATAAGAGCCGTGAGTATTCATATGTTTCTGCAGGATACGAAAGACCCGAAGCTGCATATGATCTTCCCCGTCCATGTACCCTTCCTCGTAGATCTTCTTCTCATTATCCGTATGCTTAGATTCATACATGTTCTAATCCTCATGCTTAAGTTCTTGATCTGTACCCTGCACCCTTGGATGATCAGAGCATTCAAAAGCTGCGATGATAGCAGAAGCTACTTCATCAGCAAGTTCTTTAGCAAAATCTGCCCGAGCATTCACAAGTTTCAGGTACTTCTCTCGATGCTCCTTGGACCATGCCTGTCCTACTTGATAGGCAGAGAGAGTAGTACGGAGGCCATTTAGTTCGAGAAGGTCTTCTGTCGAGATATCAATGACTTCCTCCCGAGCTATCTTCAGGCCATCCAGTTCCAGCTTTACTTTGATACGTCCGTTGAAGGGTCTCATTTTCTTTAACTCCTATTGAAGAGGGTGTTAGTGCCTGCTTTGTAATCCCTCCATACTCGCTGGAGGGAGTCTGCAGGATAACGGAGAGTAGGGGGGCCTAGATAAGTACGACTGGTCTTTGAGGGCCACGTATACTTACAGGTAGATCTATGGTACTTTGCTGGGGCCTTCTCGTATCCCATTGCTCGAATTGCTTTACGAATTCGCTTGCATTTTTTCTGATTCATGACAGGTCCCTTACAAGGTTAAACTACGTTGTACTACGGAAAAGAGCTTGCAGGGAAAGCCCCTGTTTCCAAGGGCCTTCTTTACTACTCTTACTTCCTATTCCCTAACAGGGAAGGGTTATTCCGGCATGAAACGAAGATTCATGAACTCGATTTCTCCGAACTTGCCATAGGAAATACGTCCGTTGAAGGAAGTATCCCCTTCATTATCCGAAAGAAGATCAAGCATGTTACCCAACGTAATACCTGCGAGAGACTCAAGCTTCATAATCTTCTTGAAGTCGCGTTTGAATTTGCCCAAGCCCTCCCGGTCCCCTTTGTACTTCTTCGTGAAGAGGGAACCTTCCGGAACTGGAGGTTCATCATCCTTCACCAGTTCTTTAGTCTCAACGACTGCAATGGTAAGGACGATATTTTGTCCACTCTGAGCTTCTCGCTTATCTGTGGCCTCATAGGAGAAGTCCTTAATCTCTCCTTTCGTAACCTTCAGACGGTAGTCACCAGCCGGAGGGTTCAGGTAGTCGGGAGCTTCGGCAAAGTCATCAAGACTTTCGTCCATGTCCAGCATTTCGTTCAGGTCAAGAAGGGTGTTTTCGGTAGTCATGGTTTTAGTTCCTAGTAATTAAAGAGAGATTGTTGCTGGAAAGAAATGCTTCATGTGAAGTTCTGACTCTTTCTCAAGGCAGACTCCACTCCTACTTCTTGCTTGGACGTTAGGCTTGCCCAAGGTACTGCTAATTCCCGTGTGTTTGTTACCTCCTATTCTCAGGTTAATCACAGTTCCAAAGTAACCCCCAGCTTTAGGTGCAAAGGTAGTGGTTCCCAGCATTGGAAACTCTTTGGTCTTTACAATCTCCCTGTTTGGGGGTTTGCCTTGGAACGTATGAACGTAGAGGGTGTGGGCTGTCATGATCGTGTGCCCATACCTTCCGTTTTTTATTACCTGTAAGATTGGTTTAAGGAAGTTTAGTGCTGTTCCCCAATCCTGAATTTGCAGTATAGCATCATCCGTCTGACCTTTCAAGATGAAATTCACCACAGAATCAAAGAACTCTGATCCATTGTCAAAAACAACTACATCTCGTGGAGTAAGGCTGGTCATGTTGAAAGTTTGGAAACCCATCTTTGCCTTGCTACATGCTAGACAGTTCATCCTGGAGTGTTCCTCACACAGAGAAAGATCTGTGGTAGAGGAGTACATCTTCTGGATTGTATTTAGAACATAGGGATCCTTTCTCGTATCTCCCATTCGGAAGGGGATAATCTTTCGCATTTCCGCGTCGGACAGGTTCATATGGAACAGGGTTTCCATTGAGTTGTCCAGATCTAGCCAAAAGACCCTTTCTACCCAAGGAATCTGCGCTACGGTTGCTGCCATTCTGGACTTGCCTACTCCCGAGTCTCCATACATTAGAATACTTTGATTCTTCGGAACTTCCTTATACTTCTTCGCTAGGGCTAGAAGGTCTATTGCCATTCTTCTCAATCTCCTGTTATGCAAGCTTTGCGTAACCTTGAATGTCAATCCAGTGATCTGGGAAGTTAGGATCACCTGCAAAGATTCTTGCAATTTTCTGCGCGATGTTATCTAGGGCTTCTTGTTGGACAAGTGTTAGGTCATCCCAGGTACTTTGCGCTCGGAAGTATATCTTCAAGGTCTGGGAGATAGGGGCTACGTCTTTGAATTCCCCGTGGGTTCCCTGCCGTTCTTCCAGAATATCCTTCTCTTCTGTCTCTGTAAAGGCTTGAGACTTGCTAAATTGCTCTGGTCCCATCCCACAATTGGCGGCTCCAAGTCCTGCCCAGTAACCTTGAGCAAAGGGCTTTGCCTTTTCCCACTCCCTGTCAGCAACTTGAACATAGGTCAGATCAAGAATTCCCTTACTTAGGTCAGCTTTTACCTGAGTGGTATCACCTCTTTTTTCATATTCGTCTTTCGTAGCGATTCTCATCTTAGTTTATCCTTTCCATGTGATCCTGAATCAAATCTTCCAGGTTGAAAACAAATTGATAATCCGTGGTATCTTCTTCAATTGCCTTCTCTTTGTCGAGGGCATGAAGGCCACAGGTTCCGAAATGGAAGCAAGGTTTGTTATACTTCAAACAGGCTGCTCCTCTTTGTGGGAAAATTCCCATAGCCTTCATCTTTCCTAGTCTTTCTACATCTAATCCCAATGTGATGAAGCAATTTAAGCGATCTTTTAGGGACTTTGCAAAGGTTAGTGGAAGGATCTGAGGCTGAAATCCGTTACCTGCCCCTACTCTTCCTACGAAATACTGCACATCATAGTCTGAGTAATCCTCCCCTACGATCTTGTCTAGGATAAGGCTATAAAAAATCAGCTGAAGGGAGTTGGCATAGACCGGGGAAAGGTCATGAATCGCCAGACCAGTAGTTTTAGCATCCCAGACCGCGTATTTCCCTGTATATTTATTCCTAACTGCCAGGTCCAAATAGCCTACAAAGTAGAAAGTCTCGTCGATATTTACTCGGAACGAGAGTTGGCTTGCAGGCTTACCATTGAAGGTAGCAACTTCCCAATCTTCTAGGAAAGTGTCCAGATAAGGGAAAGCTGCCTGAACCATGTTGATTGCTACAAGGTCTGTCTTTTTTATCGAGTCAGGAACCTCCACGCATTCGACTGATTTATCTTTCCTTAGTGTTACCTCTGGGTAAGCTAGCCAGGTTTCCCATAGAGCTTTTTCCTTGTCTTGATTTAGGATGTAGGAAACGCATCCAGCTTCAAAGGCGTGCCCGAAACAGAAGTTATCATTTACAGTCCGTTCATTCTCCCTTTCTAAAAGACGACTTAGCTGGAACTTGCGTTCGCAGGTAAGCATTTCCTCTAGGGCACTATGAGATAGTCGGATCATCTTCATTCTCCGGTATTCCGTTTTCAGGAATTTCAATAGCAAGGGTGGCTTTGTATGTATATTTCTGCTTTCTCAGGTCAAACTTCATTTCAAAGTTTGTTAGTCTCTTCGGCTTGTTCACATCTTCAGGTAGGATTCCATGCTTCATCATGGCAATTGCCGAGAGATAAGAGACAATCTGGAGATTATGAGTCTTACTTAGAGGCCAGGATTCGTAAGGGATATTATTTACTAGGGGTTGTAGAGGAAGAAATTCCGCAGGAGTCAAGGTGATCTGGATTAGTTTAATCATCATCATCCTCCAATGAGAGGTTCAACGAGAGGGGTACTTTTTCCTTCCCCTTTCGTGTTGCAGGAGTTTTTGTCTTGGCTTCTACTGCTACTGTTACCATTCTTTTAATAGAAGCCACTGCCATTCCCAAATCTTCTGGGATTAGGAGGGAGCAAGCCGCTGGGTTCTTCAGGAGCGTAACCCTTAGATCATCCATCTCTTCCTTTAAGTCTGTTCCTGAAAGGTCGGAAAGCTGCTGGATTCTGACTTGGATTTCGTGGGTTAGTTGCTTTTGTTGCTCAGTTATTTCCATTTTTCAAAGCTCCCCGTCAAAAAGAATCTCAACTGTTTCCTCTTCCTCATTATCGTGAAGAGGAATCATGTTGTCTGGATGGATTTTCTGAGCAAGCCCCAGTTTTTCCAGTTCTACTTCCAGTGCAAGGGCTGCGCGCTCTCTACTTTCTGCACATACTACTGCGGAAGTTCCGGATTGAAGAACAAATCCTTTGAAATTCGTGCAAGTGTAATACATTTTCTTTCCCCTTTCCTTATTCGTCTGTCAGTGAGATTGCCTTGATAGGAATGATTCTTTTCACTCGCACGGAAGCCGGCTTATGGATGGAGATAGTCAAATCTACCCAGCCTTCCCCTTCCTCGGAATTTTCATCTACTTCAAATACAAGCTTCTCTTTCTCCATTTCTATTCCGTTGTCGGAGGCTTTCCTCATTAAACGGCTCTTGTGATTCTTCACCCCATTTTTTACTTTCTGGATTTCAGAATGGGGAATGGTGATCCTTACAGGGGAGAGTAAAGCCTGTCCGTAAATATCTTCGAAAGTAATATCCTCTGTCCCTTCCCCCTCTTCATCCGGGAAAGGTGGAAATTCCAAATCATCTTCAATTGTCATAATAGTTTCTCCTGTTTTAATCTTGCAATGATATCTAAAACCTCCCCATGAGAAAGTCCCATGAGGTAGGCTATGTAATTTGTTACTGAATTGCCCTCATAAGGATGAATTTTCCTTCCTTCAACTGGCGTTCCATAGTGATGTTTATTCCCTAGGAGCCAGGTTATTATGTAGCTAGGGAAGTCAAAATGGTCACCATTTGTGGAGGGAAAGGGATTCTTGGAGCAAAGGATTATGCAGGCTTCTTTCTCACTCATTGTTCCTCCAATGATTATAGGCTATTAGGGGAGTGGCTCCTTTCCCTATAATAGCATGTCTGAGTAGGGAACTTAACGTATATGCACCATTAGTTGCTCTCACAAGGGGATATCTACAGCTGTAAGTTCCTTCTTTGACGGAGATATGTGGCTTCAACGCAACGTTATCTTTTTTCACAGAATATTCCCTCCTGCATTTGTAAGTTAGCATTAAAATATTCCACCTTTTCTCTGACGGAGTTCCCTTTGATTCTCGGGTTGGAGATTGCCTTATCTACCATGAACATTTTGCCAATGATTACTACTTGTTCTCTTGCCCTTGTCACTGCAGTATAAAGAAGTTCCCGGAATGCCATAAGACTATGATCCTTATGAAGAAGCAAAAACATTTTTCTCCATTCACATCCTTGGCTTTTATGAACTGTCAGAGCATAGGCGAGGGAAAAGCTGGACTCCGACAAATCACCTACCTTGGAAAGTTTAACTTCTTCCTCGGTATCTGTCAGGACAATTGTTACCACGGCAGAAGCCTGTCTGGAGAGTTCTTTAACATCCTCCTTATCCATTTCCTCCAGATTGATGTTAAAAGAGGCCAAGCCGCTATCTTCTTCATCCTGAGCTTCTAGGGAATTGGCACCAGCAAGATAATGGCCAAAGCGAGAGAGATGCTTTGAATGATGTTTCGGTTTCGGACTGCCACTGTATAAGCCGTTATGGGCTATCTCTTTGATGACCCCAATCTGTTTGTTGTACATGATTTTGTCACCGACTGCTACGTAGAGTTTCCGCACTCCTGCAATAATCTCCCATACATCTACATTAGGATTGATCAGGGAAGCCAGGCAGGAATTCACGTGGATTGAGCCTAGAGGCTGAACATTGAAAGGTGTCAGGAAAATGTCTTGTTCAGGATCGTACTTGCCTTGCTTGAGCCAGACTGCTACTTGATTCATGATTACTTGGCATTGTTTCCTTTGCCCATACTGAACGTCACTTTTTCCTTCCAAGACTTGAAAATCCACATCTGTCTTTACATTTTCCCCTTTAAGGATTCTATGTGCATTGTCTAGGATCGAAGAACCCTCAGCTTGCCGGTAGATTGTTTTCAGCTCAATGATCGGAAGCTGAACCAAGGCATAGTTTAGGATGGAAGGGCCGAATACGGGTGGGAGCTGATTAATGTCACCGATGAAAATGCACTGAGTTCCGGCTTGCATAGCATCGTAGATTTTCCCCCAGATTAGGAGGTCATTCATTGATGCCTCTTCGAACATTATTGTCTTTGTTGTAAGAGGATTACTTCTGGTTCTCTTTGGAACGAAACGCATGCTCTCCTTGTCCTTCTCTGCATCGAAGAAAAACTCGGGATAGTATTCTAGGAGATTGTGGTTAGTCGTCACGTTATAAAAGCATCTCTCTGCCAGGGTAGGATCTTTGCAGATTGCTTTTCTTGAATTTCCGGATGCAATTCTTGTGGGCGCTGAGATAGCAATTGCTGCGGATGTTATTCTCTGGGCTGTCCCTTGGATTCTGAAGTCATGGGTTTCATTCTCTTTCATTTGAGCAAGAAGGGCCAACATGATTCCACGTTCTACTGTGGTTTTACCTGAACCCGCTGCACCAATTAGAACGAAGCTTTTCCCTGACTTTGCAAGTTCAATTGCATTCAACTGGTCGGAATCATATTCTACAGACAGGGAAAAAGACTCTTTCTTTTCCTCTTTCCCTTTGTTCTCTTCCGAGAGCATGGAGACTATCATTGTCTTAGGGAAACTGCTTGCATTCGAAATGGGGGATTCCGACGGCTGCGCCGGAGGATGTTTCTTTGCTGCTATTGCTGCCAGTCTTTCTTTTATTGTCAGAGTCTTAACAGGTTGTTCAGTTTCTAGTGTCTTGGCTAGATTATTGTAAGAAGGGTTCTCAGCGACACTGGAGTTGGCCGCTTTCTTTTCCGCTAGGAGTTCTTTCCACGTTTTCATTTTAGGTTACCTTTCTTTCGTTTTCATTTTAGACATAGCCTAAACTCATAGTAGTATCATGTAAATCATACCAAAACCGGTCGTCATAAAATCTATTAGCTTGGCGGAGGTACTCGTGGATAGCCGTGTTATGAATGTGAAAATAGTGATAATTCAGACTTATATATCTATATACACGGATCTGAATATGGGAGTAGTGAGGGCTTCTGGTTTTCATTTTAAGTTACCTTTCTCTCTTTGGGAGTTTTCAGCTTCCTGATAATTGCTACAGTTTCCTGCCCTTGGAAAAGCTGGAAAGAAACTAGAACCTTCATAGGCAGCTGCTCTAAAATCTCCAGTCCTTCATCTTGATTGTCGAAGATGATTCTGTAAGGATGATTCCTGTTTAAGATAGAACCATCTTTTATCTCTGATTCTAGGAGATTATGCTCTCGCAGGAAGCAGTTTAGGACATTTTCAGAAGGCGTCCAAGTATAGATGTTCCTATTTTTCTTATTATACATAGCCAAGACTCATAACGGTATCTTCAAGATCACTGAAATTGCGCCCTTTAGGAAATCTCATTAGTACATTCATATTTTCTCTTGCATAATCACTCATGGTATTGTAGAAAATATCACTGGTATCCTTATTCTTACGATTGCGGATAATCCTCTGCTCAGTATTCAAGTATTTAATAATAGTCATCTCTTATTCTCCTTTGCCTTTAGTTTTCGCTGCGATGGCAGCAAGTCTTTCTTTGATTGTCATCATTTTTGGGGCTACTTTCCCAGAATCCTTATCAGCATAATTAGAAATAGAATCATCCTCCTCAATTAATGCATTATAAGCATCATCTACTGGAATCGCTTTCACGAGGGAAATAAGAGTATCAATATCTTCGTCGTACTCTTCAATCTCATTCTCCGCGAATCGAACTGAGAGATAAGACAGGTAGGATTTCTTGTTATCCTTTGTCAAAGATTTCCAGTTTTGTCCGGTTCCCAGAAATTGGAAAATTGAAGAAGCCTTTTGAGAAATTACTTCTGCCTTCCCCAATTGCTGTGCAATTGACTTAATCCTGCTTCTCAAGGAGAGAGAGATATTGTTTTTAGGCTTCCTGATTGTTATTCTTTCCTCTTGCTTCTTCCTTCTTTGTTCTGCTTTCTCCTCTTCCAGAAGTTCATCAAGCAAGGAAGTAACAGTTTTCCTCTCAGTCGGAAAAACTGTTTCATGCCAGCTTTTAATTGTAAGCTCTAATTGAGCTTTCTCATTGAAGGATACTCTGGGATTTTCAGAGAGAAACCTTTTCATCCTCTCTGGTTTGCTGAGAGCATTGAGAATCCTTGAAACTGCCTGAAGCATCCCTACTAATTGTTGAGGATGATAGCTGTCTCTTAGGGATTCATTTCTCTGTAATGCTGTCTTGTGATCTTCAATGAGGGAAGCTGAGGAGAGTAAAGAAAGTAAGGTACCTGCTATGATGTCAGAAGGAATAGTGAAAAGTTCAGAAGCTGGAAGGGCTGCGATCCTGAATGCGTTTCTTGCTTTCGCTATCGGATTCTCGTAAGTCAGGGTAAAAGGTAAAGAGGGAATGCCGATTGTCAGGGCTATTCCTGTTATCGGGCATACTGCAATTGCTGATTCCTCTCTTTTCAATCCGAAAACTACACTTCCAGGTTTAGTTTTTATTACTGTTTTTCCAGCGAAGCTGGGGAATGCTGGGAAGCGAATAGGCTCCTGTCCTATTTCGGGTTTTAAAGGAGTGCAAGTGTGAAGTTTGGACTGGAATACTTCTGCGGGGTTTTCAGCAAAAGGAGAAAGCTGGTTAGAAAAGTCTGAGTGATTCATTTGTGTATTTCCTTTGGTAGATTCTTCTTCATTGAGCAAGTAGTCTTGTTGCGACGGAAGGGAAATTTTCGACCCCCGAGCGTCGATTTTACGCGAAAAATCGTGAAAATGCAAATTTTTGAAAAAATCGTGAAAATTCAACGGGTTAGCGAGGGGTCGAAGCTCGTGCGTGTCGTGCGTGTCGTGCGTGTCGTGCGTGTCACCCTTCTGGGGCGCCTCAAGTGCCGTTTTTCGCCCCTCCCACAATGTTATATCTCTACTCTTGTATTCTGTTCTTACTCCAGCTTTGCTGGAGGAAAGACATTGGTAAGAATGGTAAGAAAGTAGGAGCTGAATGAAGAGATTTGCTTATTACAAGGGGTATATATTTAAGGTATTCAAAATTTTAAAAAATATTTTACTACCCCTATATCCCGGAATAGCAATAACAATATCTC